GCTTACTATTTATAATACGAAACACTTCGCAAAGAATCGTTCAGCTAGCAGCGGATTGTAAAGGAGAAATCTAAATATGTCAGTTAAAAAGTTTAAGTTTGTATCACCGGGAATCTTTGTTAACGAGATCGACAACTCGTTTATCCCTAGAACACCTGAGAATATGGGCCCTGTTATCATTGGACGAACTCGAACCGGCCCAGCGATGCGCCCTGTTAAAATTAACAGTTTTTCTGAATTCGTTCAAACCTTTGGCAATCCAGTCGCCGGCGGAAAAGGCGGCGATGTTTGGCGAGATGGAAACAATGTCGGCCCAACTTACGCAGCATATGCTGCACAAGCATATTTGAATTCAGGCGTCGGCCCTGTAAGCATCCTTCGACTTCTCGGAGATCAGCATGACAGCTACACAACTGGCGGTAAAGCCGGCTGGACTACTACAAATGCTCTTGGCGCTACTTCAACAGGTGGCGCATACGGACTTTTCGTATTCAACTCTCAAAGCTCCGCGCCAGCCTCTGGAAAGGTATCCACAGGCTCTCTTGCTGCTGTTTGGTACATGAACGATGCAAAGATTGTTCTATCTGGTACAATGAGGGTGTCTAACACTCTTGCTAGCGGTAACGCACTTATGATAAATGACTTGGGCTCAAACTTAACTTTCCGCGCAAAGATTACATCTGGAAGCACAACAGTAAAAGAAACCACATTTAACTTTAATAGAGAGTCAGATCTTTATATTCGAAAAGTGTTCAATACAAACCCGCAAGCAGCTAACTCAACTCACACTGAGACTGTTACTCCATACTGGCTGGGACAAACATTCGATCAGAACCTCGACCGCATTTACGGCTCGTCACAGTCTTCCGGCTCTTACTATGCAATGATCTGTGGTGTCGCTTCTGGCTCTTATGGATACCACAACATGCAAATGGGCTTCCAGAACTCTAAAACTGGATGGTTTGTCTCGCAAGACACATCAACAGACACGGCAGCTTTTAAACCAAAGAGTATGCAGAAGCTTTTCCGATTCGTCAGCCTTGACGGCGGCGAATCTGTACAGAATAGCTTCAAGATTTCGATTGAAGACATTAAGCTCGCAACAAACCCAGATGTTGATCCTTACGGAACATTCTCGGTTGTTCTTCGAAGCCTAAGAGATACAGACAATGCCGTCCAGGTTGCCGAGAGATATTCAAATCTTAATCTGAACCCTAACTCTCCAAACTACATCGCTCGTAGAATTGGTGATGTGTACGCAACATGGAGCGATTCCGAGAGAAGGTACCGATACTATGGCAATCACCCAAATCAATCTAAATATATCTATGTAGAGTTGAATCAGGATGTTGACGAGGGAACTACCGATCCGGAATATGTCCCAGCCGGCGTTCTTGGGCATCCTCGCCCAACCAGCTTCAACTTGATGTCTGGTACTGCTGGAGATGTACACAATTTCGGGGATACCACCGGATATGGAATAGATGGCTGGACAAAATTTGGACATGCTATGATAGCAGGTTTTGGTAGCATCACTGGCGATGCTCCATCAGCGACATACGGAACAAGCTCCTTTATCTTTAATGGGCCGGCCGTTGCCGCGGATATTGAGGGGCGTAACGAGTTTACCGGCTCAGTTCAGTTCCCACGCCTACTGCTCAGAAACTCTGCTTCAGATGGTGGAATGGCAGATCCAACCAATGCATACTTCGGTGTTCTAACGACACGAGGAGCAACCTCTACTGTTTATGACGAGTCTGTACCTGATATGTTGCGAGCGCTACCAGCCGATATTTCTGCTGCTTCTTGGGATCCAAATAACACCAGCACAGAGTATTCCTTCCAGTTCTCTCTGGATGATGTTAAAATTGATACTGGAACTGGTATCGCTTACTTCAACTCTGGTTCACGCGTAGCAGGAACTTCGCTTTCAGCAGTTTCTTCAAGCTTCGGTGCGCTACTTGATAAGGGATACAATAAGTTTACAACCTGTTTCGCCGGCGGATTCGATGGGCTTGACATCACAGAGAAAGAGCCTTTCCGAAACACTAAGCTGGACGACGCCACAGAGCTTGCTAACTACGCTTATCACAGCGTTAAGCGAGCACTTGACACATGCGCCGATCCAGAGTATGTTGAGTACAACCTTCTTACGATGCCTGGTGTTACCAATACTGGCTTGACAGATCACGCTATGAAGATTTGTGAAGAAAGAGGTGATGCTCTCGCGATTATTGATCTCGCTGATGGATATGTTCCGTTTACTGAGAACACTTCTACTGTCGCTAACAGGCGAGGAAGCGTCTCGGCAGTGATTAGTAATATTAAATCTCGTCGACTTAACTCTTCTTATGGGTGTACTTACTATCCATGGGTGCAAATCCGCGACAGCATCGACGGTGATGTCCTTTGGGCTCCGCCTTCAATTGTTGCTCTAGGCACGATGGCAAACTCAGAGCGTAAAGCAGAACTGTGGTTCGCTCCTGCTGGGTTTAACCGCGGCGGACTAACAGATGGAGCCGCAGGCATCCAAGTAACCAATGTTCGTGAAAGGTTGAGTTCTAAGGATCGTGATGACTTGTATACATACAACATCAATCCAATCGCAAGCTTCCCAGCCGAGGGCATCGTTATCTTTGGGCAGAAGACGCTTCAAGCTGGCAGATCTGCACTTGATAGAATCAATGTTCGTCGACTCATGATATACTTGAAGAAGGAAGTTTCTCGTAAATCAGCACAAGTCTTGTTCGATCAGAATGTTCAGGCAACTTGGGATAGGTTTAAGGCGCTCGTCGAGCCTCTTCTTTCAAGTGTTAAGACTAGGTTCGGACTCACTGAGTATCGCTTGATTCTAGACGAATCTACTACAACTCCTGATCTGATTGATCAGAATGTGTTATACGCCAAGATTCTCTTGAAGCCAGCTAGAGCAATCGAGTACATCGCAGTTGATTTCGTAATTGCCCCCACCGGCGCATCTTTTGATGATTAAAAAAATATGAATACTAGTTATAGCATAACAAGGAGAATTTAATAATGGCATTTTGGACCGAAAAATTAGCAGCAGGAGTAAGAGATCCGAAGCGTAGCTTTAGATTTATCATTCGACTGACTAGCTTTAATCAATCTCATCTCTGGTTTGCAAAGTCAGTAGACAAGCCAAACTGGACAACAAATGCTGTTGAACATATGTATTTGAATCACAAGTTCAACTTTCCGGGCAGAACAGAGTGGCAGCCAATCTCATGTAAAATTGTAGATCCAGTTTCTCCAGATGCTGTTTCAACTCTGGCAGCAATCACTACAGCAGCCGGCTACCATCCTCCTACGAATCCTGGTGATCTCACCACTACTGCTAAATCCTTGGCAGTTAGCTCATTGGGTGATGTTGTAATATCTCAGATTGACTGGGAAGGCTTGGAGATTGAGAAATGGACTCTTTGGAACGCATTCTTAACAAAGGTTACTCCTAGTACGCTTGATTATGGCCAAGAAGAGATGTCAGAGATTGACATGGAGTTCACATATGACTTTGCAACGCTAGAAGTTCTCACAGATGGCGCAGACGGCACAAGCTTGGCTGGCCAGCAAAAGTTCTGGAGCACAGATGGCTCAACAGATCCTTATCCAGGCAGCTAAACAATTAACAAAAAAGACAATAATTTTAACATGCGAGGTGTATATTGTCATCAAGAAATAACCAAGACCGTTTTGGTAGCGGCTTAGAGGACAAACCACTAGGCTCACCAACGGATGCAGGTTCTCAAACCCCACCACAGCCGGCTGGAAACAGCGGGCTTTCATTCGTTGTTCCAACGGAAATAGTTGAACTCCCTTCAAAGGGAATCTTCTATCCAGAGCACCATCCGCTATGCGGATCCGAAACGATAGAAATTAGACACATGACTGCGAAAGAAGAAGATATTCTGACTTCCAAAACTTTACTTAAGAAAGGCTTGGCTCTAGACAGGATGATACAAAGTATTGTTGTTGATAAATCTATCAATACGGATTCTTTGCTTTCCGGAGATAGGAACGCCATCATGATGGCAGCAAGATCTTCAGCATATGGTGAAGATTATGTTGCAACTGTTGGCTGCCCTTCCTGTGGAAACCAACAGAAGCACGAATTTAATTTATTAGATATAAACTGCCGCCCTTTGGACTCACATAAAAAGCTGAATTCTGTCGTCAAGCTACCAAACAATAACTTCGAACTTGAGTTGCCAAGATCTGGCGTAAAGACTGAAATTAGAATGTTGACAGGAAAAGACGAAAGAGATCTTCTCAAGAGAATGGAAAAGAGAAAAAGAGAAAAACTGTCCGAGAACATGTTGACTGAGCAAATGAAAATGTTTGTCGCCGCAGTTAACGGCAATACAGACAAAAGAACAATAAATCAATTTATTCAAACAATGCCAGCTTTTGATTCAAGGTACTTGAGGACTGTATATAAGACAGTAACGCCAGATATCGACTCCGCACAAGAATTTATGTGTGACATCTGCGATCATGTAGCGGAACTGGAGGTTCCGTTTACGACGGAGTTTTTTTGGCCTAAGTCCTGATTACATGTCGAATGTCTATGAGATATTCTTCTTTATGAAATATTATGGTAGCTGGAGCTTCACAGAGGCGTATAGTTTACCAGTCGGCTTGAGAACTTGGTTCGTTGAGCGCCTGTCCAAGCAATTAAAAGATGAAGCAGAGGCACGCGAGCAGGCATACAAGGGCTCCAAGAAGGGAACTCCTCTGTCAACAAACTCGCCCCGCCCTCCGGGTAGGTAAGAGGTATAGTGTGTCCCTTTTTTATATCTTGAACTAGTTATATAGTACTAGGAGAGTATCAAAATGGATAAACTGGAAGAAGATAAATTAGAAGAGTTTGTTCTAGACTTTTCGAAGACTAGAAATGGACAACTGGATGAAAGTTTTCTTAGGATGTTTGGGAACCTTACTAAGAGTTTGCTGAAATATATCTTTGGAAGCGGCTCTAAGCCAAATGTGAAAATATCTGGTACAAAAACCGAGATCGATGCCTACATGAAGGCTCTCTCTGCTGAGACGAAATATGTAAATGTTGCAAGGCAATATGGACTAGATGATCCCAGAACATATAAAAATAAAGCCAAGTTGACGAGCCAAGCCGCCGCTTTCAAAAGAAAGACAGGAATGAACTGGCCAGTCGGCATGTAGGGGATTGCTAACTGATGGCGAAAAAACTATCTAAAAGCGCTATAGAAGCAGTTCTTAAAGGCAAGAACAAAGGTGACGCGTCCAAGCTAGCTAAAGAGATTTATGATATCTTGAAGAGCGGAGCTAGGGTAGAAAAAGATAGAGAAGCGTTAACCTCCCAACAGTATGACAAGATGAAGGCGTCTCTCGATGCTCTCATGGAGTCGGAATCCACACGCGCAGAAAATTTGAAAATGCTGACTATGTTGGGTGAAGAGAAGCACCTCATGAATGAAAACGCAATCGATTTAAAGAAAGAGGAACTTGAGCTTATGCTTAGGGAAGGCAAGGCGTCCGGAGATAAAATATTCTCATTAAAAATGACCATCGAAGCCATGCAAGAGGACAACGATACACTAGAGCGCTCGAATAAACTCAAGAAAGTCGCAGCAGGCGCCTCTGATCGAGTTGCAGAAGGGCTTAAGAAGACGATTGGTTATTCCGAGAAATACGCTGAAACAATGGCTGGTAGCACTATGGACATGGCGATAATGTTCAAAACATCAAAAGGTGGTTATGCAGAGCTTGTTAAGTCACTAAAGAAAACAGTCACCGCAGAGGGGCTAGTCTTCAATGCAATGGAGAAGGTTGGCGAATCAATGGTGATGCTTGCCAAAGAATCGATGAAACAGATGACAGCGCTGGACGAACAACAGGTTGGATTCAGAAAGGCTACTGGGCTTGGCAAAGAATATGATCAGATGATGAAAGACACATATGAGGCAAACAAGCTTAATGGTGTTTCCGTGGAAGAAAATGCTAAAGCGATGGGCGACCTTGTAGGCACCATGACCGACTTTACAATGCTCGGAAATGATCAGAAAAAAATGCTAACAGAAACTGCCGGCATATTGCAAGAAGTCGGTGTGTCAACAGAATCTTTTGCTGCCAGCACACAGATTATGAATAAGGGCTTGGGCATGGGCGCTGAAGATGCAGCGCAGTTTAGCACCACCATGGTTGCCATGGCAGAAGACATAGGAATGGCTCCACAGCAAATGTTCGACGCATTTGAAGGTGCTGCTGGCACGATGTCAGCACTGTCAGGCGGCGCCGAAGCTGCTCAGACAGCAATGCGAGGACTATCGGCAACAAGCAAGGTAACAGGCATCGCCATTGATAGAATAATTGATATTACTTCTCAGTTTGATACTTTTGAGGGTGCTTCTGAGTCTGTTGGCGCACTAAATGCAATGCTTGGCGGCGATTTCATCAATGCTATGGATGTGATGGCAGCAGAAGATCCTGCGGAAAGATTTGGCATGATGCAGCAAGCGCTTGATGATGCCGGCAAGAGCTTCGATGATATGACTTATTACGAGAAGAAAGCAATTGCTGAATCGATGGGGCTCAAAGACACTAACGAGTTGGCGATGCTGATGTCGGGCAACATGGATGATCTGGCTGGAGACTTTGGTAAGACTTCAGACGAGATTGTGGAAATGAAGAAGCAAGCGAAGGCAAATCAATCAGTTGCTGAGTCATTCCAGCAACTGCTAGCCCAGATGGCGCCAACATTCCAATTACTTATTGATGCTGCTCGTGGGTTTGTCGAGATGTTACAAAAGCTCGGTCCTTTGTTGCCATATGTCGGCGCCGGACTAACCGTATTGGGTGTCGGATTATTTGGCGCGTATATGCAGATGCGGATGATGACCATCACCGGTGCGGCCACTGGAAAGTCATTCGCGTTTATGGGTAAGGCAGGAATGATGGCCGGCCTGAAGATAATGTTGGGATTTGCAGCATTTGTCCTCCTCGCCGCGCTCATTTATGGCGTATATAAGTGGCTGGGCCCGCTTGGCGGAGGTTTCGCGCTGCTCGGTATCGCCGCTGTACTCGCTGGCATAGCCATAGCAACAGGATTAACCACTGCAACTGGCGGGCTTTACCTTATCATACCGGCGGTTATTCTCGCCGTTGCAGGGCTAGCAGGAGTGATATATGCATTATATACTAGATTCAAAGAGGCTATGACAAACATGATGCCATTCATAGGCCTGTTACTTCTCTTCATGGGCCCAGTCGCCGCCATCATCGGTGGCATTATGATTCTTGTTTATGTTGTCAAGTTAATGAAGAAGAGATGGGAAGACATCAAGGCTGCAATGCAGCCAGTTGCCGATATATTTATACAGTTGTGGGATTCCGTGAAACAACTTTGGGTGTCATTGAAGCCACTTGTGGATATGCTTGCCGAACTAGGTGGCGCATTTTTCTCCATGTTCGGCGGCGAAGGCGATGGCGATTGGCTTGTGACTACTTTTAAGGTTCTTGCGTTTGTGATAGAGGCAATGCTGGTGCCTCTCAAAATCCTCGCCAAATTTCTTAGTTTCGTTGCAGAAATAATCACTGTGCTCACGAATTTGGGCGACATGTCCTGGGGAATGGCAATTGACAAAGTTATGGCAGCCGGCTTCAAGCTGCTAGGCTTTGAGGATGGCGGTACCGCTCCCGGCGGGCCCATTGTGGTTGGAGAGAGCGGCCCAGAGATAGTCGCTCCTCCTGCCGGCTATGGGATACTTCCAAGTCCTATTTCTGGCATGCTATCTAGTCTTGGCGGCATGTTCGGTGGTGGTGGCGGCGCCGCCGCCGGCGGACAAGAAGTTAATTTAAATGTAACCTTAGAGTTGGAAGGAAGAGAGTTGGCTACCTATATTAAGAAGGTGGCGCTCCCAGTCATGAATCCCGCAGGCGGCACCGGATGATGGCAACGGAGGACAATAAATGAGTGAATATTTTGACAGCGGTTTCGAAGGAGATCCTTCTGACGCATATGCTAACAGCCATGACTTCTATATAGAGTTCTATAGTCTAGTAGCGGATCAGTCTATTGCTTTTAAAAGCTGGCTTGAAGACTGGGGCGATGACTTTACAAGCCAATGGTCGCCAGAGGAAGTATATGGTAGAATGGATCCCATTCAGACATTCAAAAGAACAACAAGAGTAATGAATCTAGGCTGGAAAGTCATTGCTTCTTCGATATATGAAGCCGGCGAGAACATGAGAAGAATCCAGTTGCTTCAGAAGTTTCTTTATCCAGGATATAAAATTCAGGATTATACAATAAACGGAGAAGAAACTCCGATTGGCACACTAGCCAGAGCGCCGCTGTTTAGGGTGCAATTTGCAAATCTGATTATGGGCGCTGAGTCTGTCGCCGGCGCTATAGATGCCAAAGAAAATGGACTATTATGCACCCTGAATGGGTTGGGCGTCCGGCCATCCCCCGAAGATGGATATATCGATGGCGACGGCACCGGTGGCCTTAGAGGGCAGCTTTTGCCAAAAGCATGGACTTTAACAACCCAGTTGTCGATTTTACATGAACACTTCTTGGGGTGGGACACTGATGGAAATTGGNTNGGCGCNGCAAACTATCCTTATGGACAGTCAGGAACGATATCGGNACAAGATGATTCCGGTGAGTCCGGCCCGGATCCGGGCAGCGAACAAAACTCTGACGCGTTACAAGAAGAATTAGATGGAACATGCCCAGCGGCAGGTGATGAGGTAGCGGCAGAATCATCTAAGGCTCTGGGCTAATGGGAGAATATAGAAAATGTCACGATTTGATTCACGACAAAGAGTAATAAACGATGATGAGCTTTATGAAGCGGCTCTTGAAGAAAGAGATGTCAACCATATTAAGCACTATGCAACGCCAGCAATGCAAGGGCTCACAGTTGGACAAAGAGCTAGCCTTCAAAGAACAAAGCATATTTGGAAGCTTGGGGATAAGTTTTTTAAGTTGGCGGCTGAATATTATGGGGATCCTAAGATGTGGTGGGTTATAGCAAGATACAACACGCTGCCAACCGAAGCGCATGTTACAACAGGACAAGTAATTTATATCCCCAAGCCATTGGCACGCGTGCTGACAATGTTTAAGGGATAAAAGATGGCAGAAGAAGAAGAAGAAGAAACCAGATCCGAACTGGTTGCGAAGAGAAAGAGAGCAAAGGCACAGGCATATCTTTTAGCCAACATTGTGGGCTTATCAGCACTCAGTCGCGCCAGAACATCTGATGATAATAATTATATTCCCTACAACAACAGAGCCTCCGCAGCAATGCACCTGATAGATGCTCCTGCCGAAGGGGATGTCATGTCGAAGCTAGTCTTCGATAGAAACTTCTCAGCTTTTTATACTTTGACACCAGATAAGATATCTTTGCTGGTACCTCGCATTACTCTTTATAAAGTTCTGCACAGTGACGCAGCCGGCAATAGAATTGATCCACCTATCGATTTTGAGGTACCGTTTGCTTCATATACTTTGGAGCAAGACACGCAAACTAGTTCCATGGTTGACTATTCAGATTCCAGTCATGGGGGACTGGAATCTATCGACATGAGAGGCGGTGGCGCCGGAATAAAGAGTTTTGAATGGAATTATAAAGGAAATAGTCCCGCAACCTCAAGGCGAGACATAACTGCCAAACTTGTATTAAAGTTTCAAAGCTTCGAAGACTTGGTGAAAATAAGGAAGGTTGGTTTCGGAGATAATTCTCACGACTTTAGATACTCTGACTTGGCAATGAGAACGAACGAGTCGGTGTCCGGACAGGTGCAGCCATCTC